CGGCTGGCCATGGCCCGTGCCCGCGAAGAAGTCAGCCGCCAGGGGTGGATTGAGGACGTCAAGGATCGCCTCGGGCTCGTGACCATGGAGGAGGCCGGAAGTCGTGAGCGAGGCTAGCGAGGACGGGACCTGGGATCCGGAGTTCGCCGTCGACGTACCGCCGGGCGTGCTGGTCTGCAGCATCTGCCTGTTCGTCAGCGAGAGCCCGCCGACGGCGGCGGTCACGGTGATCAACGGGCATGCCGTCTGCGAAAGCCACGCCACGGACGCGCAGGATTCCACGGAGCACTGGCGGATCATCGGGAAGATACGGCGGGAGGCCCGGACGTGACGATCCCCTACCACGTCGGTCCGGACTGCCAGTCGTCCGGCGAGCCGTTCCGTAATGCGCTGCCGCGTAGTCCCCGGCAGGACGCCCAGTGCTGCAGCACCATCCCAGGATGGGAGGGCTTCATAGTCGATGAGGTCACGCTCGCCGATGAAGAGTGGGCTGAGGCCGCTCGCCGGTGGCGCGAGAGTTACCGGTCGCGCGACATCCAGGTCTGGGTGCCCGAGCATGAGGACGGCCGCGAGGTCATCTGTGATGGCGGTCGCCCGCTGTGGCCTGTGCGGTGGAGTGTCCTGCGGCACGGGACGTTCACCTACCGGGTCACGACCGCAGGACTGGAAGCTGAGTGGACCTGGCACGATCCGCCGACACCCAGGCTCTGCGTTGACGGCCGGGAGTACCGCCGACGGCAGAAGGCGAGAATGAAGAGGAGGCGACGGTTATGCCCGTCCTGCTGCGGAGCCGAAGCCCGCTCAACGCGCCGGGCACGCCCATCCTGGTCGTGACCCTCCGGCGGCGCCAGTGCGGCAACTGCAAGGGCCGCGCCCGCGTGACGCTGTGGTCGCCGTCAACGGCGCTCACGACCGCGTTCTCCGGCGACGGGAACGGCCAGTGCTGCATCCGCTGCACGCGGGGACTCCGGTCGCCGTGAGCGACCGGCACATGCATGTCACCGGCTACCTGTACGGCCAGGACCCGGCGTGCATCTTCCGCTTCATCGAGGCCGCCGCCAGGACCGGCCTGTTCCACGAGGTGATCCCTGTCCGCCGCGGCGACGGGAGCATCATCGCGGTCGCCTTCTACAGCAAGGACCTGGACGGCTTCAGCGACGAGCTTGAGATGCCCGGCATCGCGAGGCGCCTGTCCGGCATCCTCGACCGGGACATCGAGATCGCCTCAGCGTGGGACAGCCCGCAGCCTGACCGTGAGCGCGAGCACGCGTGGCTCGTCAGGGGACGAGGCGCCGCGATACAAGGCCAGGTCGTCGCCGATCACGGCGAGCTGGCATCCTCAGCGGAAACCGAGCGCTGGTGAGCGCCGCCGGGCAGGCGGCATGGCCCTGGGGTGAGTGCCGCTGTCACGCGCACGGCATCGGCCACGCGCCGGCCGATCCGACTTCCGGGTTCTCTGCGCCTGCCGACCTGCCGGACAGTCCCGGCCAGTGGCGGGGCCGGGAGTGGCGCCATGTCCCGCTCTGCACTGACTGCATGCATAACGGCTGCGACGCTAACCGGCCGCTGCCCGCTCACTAGCCCCGGGTGCTGGTCAGCGCGAGGTTCAGCTTCGCCTTCTTCATCCTGACGACCTTCACCTTCCGTGCCTTGACGGCGCGGGCCTTCTTCATGACGGCCCCGTGCCCGGCTATCCTGCGCCGGCCATGGGCCTTGAACGCTGAGGCGTGCCGTCCCTTGTGGGCGCGGAACACGGCCGAGACGGTGCGTCCCTTGTGGGCCTTGAACGGAGTCGCCGTCCTCGCGGGCTTGCGCGGCGCGGCTGCCTTCGGCTTCCGGCGCTTCCTCGGCCGGTACGCCTTCCGCCTCATCCGCGCATCCACGGCTCGAGCCACATCAGGGCGTCGTTGTGGAGCTGGTCAGGGTCGTGGTCGTTCGCGTCCGGGTTCAGCTCCCGCACCGCGAGGTAGGCGCTCATGAACTTGCAGGCCCGCACCAGCGACGCCGGGGTCGCCACCGTGTACCCGCCGCTGTAGGTGATCATCGTCCGCGAGCCGACGGGAATGAACTGCCCGAGCTGGAACCACACGTGACCGGTGTCCGGCTCCGGGCCGGACAGGATCTGCGCATTCGACAGCTGCTCAGTGCCGCCGTAGGACCGGACGATCGTCACCGACACGTCCGTGTACTGCCACATGTCCTGGTAGCGGGGCGCGAACTCGCTCACCCACGCGTGCCGCACCAGCGACGACGCCCCCAGGGCCTGCGCGTAGGAGGCCGACAGGGTCGACCGGACGTCCATCGGCAGGTTCGCCGAGTCGGTGTACTCGTCCGGGTCGATGCCCTCAGCCCTGCTGTACTCCGTCAGGCCCGTGAACGCGGTGAGCCGCCGCTGCGTCACGTCCTCGCACCGCCGCGTCCCCTCAGCCAGCAGGTCATACAGGGCCTGGTCGGTATAGTCCCTCACCAGGTCGCCGAGGGCGCCTTCCTGGAACTGCGCGGGCGAGCAGAGGGGAACCGGGGAGTCTGCCGCCATCAGCCCTCCCGTGTATGCGAATGACGGCGTGGAGGGCAGCGCTGCTAGCGGTTACGCCCTGGCCGTGCCGCGGGTCCTTGAGCGGGACGGCTTCGCGGCCTCGGCCGCCTCGCCATCTGCGGCGACCGGACCACGGCCGGGTTCTCCGTCGCCACCCTCGGCCTTAGCGGCCGGCTCAGGCTCCGGCTCCGGTGCTTCCGCTACCGAGTAGCCGGCACCCCTGATTGACAGCAGGTCGGCTCCCAGCTCGGGAGGAACCTCAGTGACCGACCCGTCCTCAGGCCACGCGTACACCTCCTTGCGGAAGGTGAGCTCCGTGCCGCCCTGTTCCTTGCGCAGCCACATCGGGCCGCCTCCTTGATCTCGTGGTGGCCCTGCCGCGGTGAAGCCGCCGACGCCGAGCAGGTGCGCGCCGACATGATCCGGGACCTCCGCCGGCGCCCCGGTGAACGGGAAGTTATGCACGCCGCCCGTGTGAGCGACCATCCGGCCCGGCTGATCACTGGACACCAGCATCGGCGCGCACCGCCTTCAGTCAGGCCGCCTTGCCGCCCGCACGCTTGCGACGCTCGTAGTCCCGCTGCCGTTCACGCTGGCACTCACGGCACTTCCGGCCGCCGTCCGCGCGGACGATCAGGTTGTCGCCCTCGTACGGGTGGCCTTGCGGGCAGTGAGTCTTCGACCCTCTGGGCTTTCCCTTATTCGGGTTCGGGACTGCCTCGCCGTCCCGCCTGCGCCGCTGGTACTCCGCCGTGCAGGTGCGGCAGAACTTCCGGCCGTCCGGGCCCGTGTACAAGTTGTCGCCGGCCAACTCGTGGCCGTGCTTGCAGTGCGTCCGCGGGGGCTTCGGTGGCCGGGCCGCCTTCCGCTTGGCTTCGTGCCGGCGGTTGCGCTCACGGGAGCACTCACGGCACTTCTCAAGCCCGGACGGGGTCACGTACAGGTTCTCCGGCGTCCAGGGGTGGCCGTTCTTGCAAGTCTCACGGGGTGGCTTGGGGAGCTTTGCCGGCCGCGCCGCCTTCTGCTCATAGTAGGCGGCGAGCGTCTTGGCGTTGTGGCAGCTCCGGCACGCCTTACCGCCGCTCGGGCTGACGTAGACGTTCTCCTCGCTCCATGGATGGCCGTGGGCGCACGTCTCCCGCTCAGGCTTCGGCCCTTGCTCTGCTTTGCGCTTCTCGCGGGACCGGCGGCACTTGTCCCGCTCGCACTGGCGGCACACCTGCCGTCCGTTACGAACGACCCCGAACTCGGCCCACGAGTGCCCGTTCGCGCACCACTCGCGAGGCGGTTTCGCGACGATGGGGCTCTCGGCCCGCAGTCGTTCCCGCCGCCTGGCCATCTGCTCACGGGCGCACGCCCGGCAGACGCGGCGACCGTCCCCGGCGATCCGGAGGTTGTCCCCGGCGAATGGATGACCCTGGGCGCAGTGCGTCTTCGCGCGCTGCGCTGCCGCACCGTTCTCCCATGCCTTCGCGCGCCGCAGGTTCTCGGCGAGCGAGATCGCTTCCAGGTGCTGCGGCCGGACGCACGCCCGTACCGTGCACAGGTGGTCGATCGTGAGCCCATCAGGAATCGGGCCGACGAAGATCTCGTATGAGGCCCGGTGCGCGAGCCTCATCTTGCCGTCTAGGTAGAACTGCCCGTATCCGCCGGTGCTCGGCGTCGGCTTCCACATCCAGCACGGGCCCAGCTCGGGCTTCCCTGGCGGGAGGGGGCCGTTCTCGTTGACCTTGCTGAGAAATCGCGCAAGGGTACGCTCGTTCACGTCGGACCTCTGGTTCTAGCTGCAGGTTCGGCATGGCCCCGGCAGGTGGTGGCACACTTGCCGGGGCCGCTTTGTCTCTGTTAGCTTACCACCTCTCGTGGTTTACTGAGAGCCAGAAGATCCATCTTAAAAGCCCTGCTCACACGCTAACAGCTACCCTATATGCCCGGCCTAGGAATTTAGGGGCCCGGACCGCGAGCGTGGTGTCACCGATCATTGCGTACGGCAACGTGTCCGGCTGCGCCGTAGTGGGGTAGAGGTCCAGCGGCTTGGCCTCGCGGACATAGGGGCGGCAGACGTTCCCGCGGTCCCGGCTGATCAGGTAGAGGTTCTCCTGGCCGGCCGCGGGCGGGAGCATCGCCGTGTTGGTGCCGTAGTACTGGGCCGGCAGCACTCCGGGGACGATGGTGCCGCTGGACTGCTGCGGGATGAGCGCGGTGCCGGTGTCGACGATCTGGTTGGCGATGACCTGGGTGACGCCGTCGGCGGCCAGGCCGACAGTGGAGTCGACGTAGCCGAGAAACGTCTCGGACCCGGATGCCCCGTTCGCGGCGGTGCGCCACACCTTGTACAGCTGCGGGGCGAGGCCGTCCTCGCCGCTGGGCGGCGTGAAGGACAGGACGACGTTGTTGCCGGTGGTGACGGCCTGGCTGACTTCCTGGGACGGGGCGATCTCGCCCTGCCGCGCAATGATGGCGCTGACCGTGTACTTGTACGTCCCGTTCAGGGTCGCGGACCCGTTGGACGCGGTGGTGGAGGTGACGGTACCGACGTTGTAGCCGCGCATCTGCACGAACGAGGACTTCACGATCGGCACGTTGCGGTAGGTCGGGCAGATCAGCCCGGGGGCGACCTCGACCTTGTCGTTGAACCGCTGCTGCCCGCTGAACAGCTGCGCGATCTTGCTGTTCATCGTGGACGACCCGATGATCATCCACGTCTCGTCGTCGACAGGCTGGGAGGCGTTCGACTCGACCATGTCGATCAGCTCGTCGAGGGTGGCCTGGGTGAGGGTGTTGCCGGCCTTGTCGATGACGTTCTGGGTGCCGCCAGAGAACACGTTGATCTGCGTGTCGAGGCCATCGAACTGGGGCTGCGCCCCGTTTAGGGTGGCGGCGGCGTTGCCCCAGCCGATGAACGTCTCGATGTCCCAGTAGTAGCCCTTGATGGACCCCTGGATTTCTGTCTGCCGCAGGTCGCCGATGAGCTGGCGGGTGACCTCCTGCGCGTAGCCGCTCACCGAGCCGACGCTTTCCACGTGCTTCATCTGGAACTGGTTCTGCACGTACGTCGAGCTGGTGACCGGGCGGGCTCCGCCGTCCGGGACCGCGCCACCGCTGGGAACCGCAGTGCGCTGGTTGAAGTAGTAGATGTCGGTGTTCCACGGCTGCATCGGGATGGCCCGGCACAGGGGGGCATAGCGGCGCTGGTATTCCACCAGTACCGGGTCGATGATCTTGGGTACGAGGGCGCTGGCGCCTGCAGCGGTTAGCGCCTCTCTCAGTTCGGACGGCATTAAGGGCCGCCTCCTCTCGGATGAGTGAAGGTCGGCCATCGCTGCCAGGCGCGGCACCAGCCGGGACGGCTGGCGGCCAGGGTTCAGTTGCGTTTCGGGTGGTCCCGGGGCCAGGGCAGTGCCCCGGGACCGGGAAGGGTCAGCCGATCAGGTCGGCCCGGTCCTTCAGGACGTGCCGGACCAGCACCGGGTTCGCGTACTGCTCCAGTTCCTCGCCGGTGAACTCGTGCAGCGGCTTGTCCGGCCACTCCATGGGCAGGCCGAAGCGGTTCATGCCCGGCTCGCCCCCGACCTTGACGCCGGAATGCTCGTTGACCTCGCCGGACGGGGAAAGTCCCTTGCGGCCCGGCCCCCCGCCCTGCTCGGTGATCTTCTGCCGCTCGATGACCATCTGCGCCTCGACGATCCTGGCGATGCGCTGGTCCTCGGTCTCCGTGACCGGGGCCGGCGTGAGGGCGGCGACCTTCTCGGCGACGATCCGGGCGATCCGCTCGTCTTCCGTCTCGGTGACGGCCGCGGCGGCAGGCGCCGCGGACTCGGCGGGAGCGGCTACGGCGCCCCTCTTCGCGGCCTTGCGGGCCCGGCGGGCCGCCTCGGCCCGCTCCAGGGCAGAGGCGATCATGCCGTCCACGTCGGCCTGGGTGAAGGTGGCGGCCGGTGCCTGCGCGACCGCCTCCGTGGTGGTGGTGCTCTCGCTCACGGGAGCCTCCGTTTCCTCTTGGCGCTCGGCAGCCGCTGGGGGTGCCGGTTCCTCCTTGTCGGTTGCCGCCTCGGTGACGGCAGGTGCGGATGCCCTCATCTCCGCGATGACGGCATCCGGGTCTTCTGCGGACTCCCCCCGGAACGCCGCGGCGAGCCGGGACACGAGGGAGTCAATGGCGTCGCCGCTAGTGACCTGGGCCGCGTCGTCATCGGTGTCCTCGGCATCGGCGCCAGCGACGTCAATGTCGGCGTCCATGTCCGGGTCGAGGGACATCAGCGCCAGCGACGCGCCCTTGCAGGCCTGGGCGAGGATCACGCACAGGTCGGCCGGGTCCAGCTGGTAGGAGCAGATCGTGACCGTGGTCGGCCCGTTCGTCGCGGACAGGCTGTAGGACCCGGCGCACTCCGGGTCCATGCCCGCGTACTCGGCGATCGCCTCGGTGATCTCGACGGCCGGGTCGACGCACCAGCCCTCGGCCGCAGGGGTGATCCCGAACTTCTTCAGCGCCGCCCGGATGCGATTCTTGACCCGCTTGAGCTGTGCCGCGCTGTAGAACTTCTGGTTGGCCGGCTTGTTGATGTAGCTCCAGGCACTCTTGGCGTGCGCGGCGGTAGAAAGGTCGTACCTCTGCTTGTTGTCCGACTGGTAGCCAGGATCTGCAAAGGGCCTGCCCGAGTCGTCCTTCAGGCCAGAGTCCCGCTTGGACAGCGGAGGCGTCCCCGCCTCGAGCACGGCGCCCGGGGTGCCGAGCATACCGCGCAGCGCCTCCCGGATGCCCTCCGGCACGGCCGGGACGGCCGGGATCGCCGGGGAGGGCGGGGTGGCCTCCTCAGAGATGACGGTTTCCAACAGCGCCTCCGGTGCCGATTCCGAGATAGTGAAGGTCTCGCCGGTCTCGCCGTCACCGGCGTCCGCGTAGCGGAAGGAGTCGACCCCGGCGTCATCGACGCCCGGCTCGCTCGTCCAGTCCAGGCGCCCGATCTCAAGGTCGCTTCCGGCTTCCACGAGGCCCCCGTCAGGGCCGCGCTCGCGGCGGGACCCGCCGACCCAGTTGCCGCGGATCGAGACGCCGCGCAGGAACGCCGGCTCCTCGCCCTCGGGGTTCACCAGGCTGGCGATGTCCCGTCCCGTGCCCGTGTCGGCGATCGCGGCGACGTAACGGGCAGAGCCGTCGTCTTCCTGCCAGATCCTCGTGACCCTGCCGACGAGTTCCCGGGTGTTGGTGGTCTCGTGGCGGGTGTACATGCCGATCGGGCGCCTGCCCTCGGCGATGCGCTGCTGCGCCCGCTTGACTGCCCGGCTGATGGTCTCGCGGGTGTACAGCCTGTTGTTCCGGGAGACGCCCGGCGCGAGCGCTACCCCGGAGACGTAGGCGAGTGCCCTGGCCAACGCGGCCTCCCTTCAGTGCTGGTAACGGGTCAGGAGTACCCGACGGTGATGTTGCCGGTCCCGGACCCCGAGGCGACCACGATCCCGAGCGCGGCGGGCAGCGACACGTCGTAGACGGTCCCCGCAGTCGCGGTGGAGGGGATGGTGAGCAGCGGGGTACCGGACGCGGCCGACGCGGAGTCGTAAATCACGGTCGCGGCCGTCCCGAGCGAGGCGGTCACGGCGACCTTCCCGACGCGGCCCGGGGCGCCCTTGACGACCTGGGTACCGCCGAGGGTCAGCGGGGCCGTGCGGGCCGCGTTGGACGGGAAGCCGTTGTCGTCGTACGGCGTGACGATCTGGTTGTTGGCCATTGGGCAGCCCTCTCAGGAGTAACCGATGGTGACGGCCCCTGCCGTCAGCAGCGAGCCAAGCGCCGTGATCCCGGAGGCGGCGGGCATGTCGGCGACGAAGATCGCCCCGGCGGCCCCGGCCGCCACGGGGATGACCAGCAGCGGCGTCCCGGGCTGGCCGGAAGCCGAGTCATAGAACGCGAGCTGCCCGCCGGACCCCGTCAGCGCCGTGGTGACGACGGCCCGCACGAGGCGCCCGGCCGCGGCCCGGATGATGCCGCCGGTGGAGTTCGACGTGGGCGGGCTCGCGCCGGTCGACGTCGGCGGCGCGGTCAGCGTGAGGTTCGTCCCGATCGCCGTCGGCGACCCTGCGGTCTGCTGGCGGGTGTAGGCGGAGCCGCCCAGCTGGGTCACGTAGGCGTACCAGCCGGTCGCGCCGCCGCCCGCAGTCGGGGAGTCAACGGTGAGGGTTGACGTGGACCCGGTGGTGGCCTGGGACGTCGAGGCGGAGGCGATCGACTCGCCTTCCGCGTTGACGACGGTGATGACGACCTGGTAGGTGCCCGCCAGGACGGTGCCGCCGGTGGTGGCGGTCGCCGTGGTCGGCGCCGCAGGGGCGGCGAGCCCCGCCGTGGTGTTCCACGTGGCGGTCGCGGTCGCTCGCGCGTCCAGCGCGAACCCGTTGTCGTCGTAGTTGGTCACGACGCCGTTGAAGGGCATGACTCACGCCCCTTTCTGGGCCTGGTCAGGGGTGGTTTGTCGCCTTGTCGGCGCGTGCTTTAACGGGCGTACAACGCGATCTCAACGCCGGTCATGGACCCGGTGAGCGTCCACGAGACCCTTCCCCATTCAGGAAGGACGAAGTATGACCCGGACCCGCCGCCGCCGTGGCGGCCGCCGAACGCAACCGCGCTGCCAGGAGCAGACGCGAGAGTGACCTTCAGGAGCTGGGCGAAGAGGTTGCCCTGGTCATCCCAGGCGTCCAGCTGGACCGTCGCCGCAGTCCCGGCGCCCCCTGCGGCGGAGACGGACAGCCATACGTCATCGACACGGCGCAGGTCGACCGCGGAGCGGGCGTTCGGCGGGCTGGCGGACCAGCCGCCGGAGTTCCCGGACGTGGTGATCGTCGTGCCGATCGCCGGAGTAGCCGAGGTGAGGGACCAGATGAGCCGCACGGAATCGTCGAACGCCATGACCAGGCCTCCTAGCCGACAGGGACGAGGAACTGGGCGAAGGCGGAGACGGGAAGCGGCTGCGCCGGCGTGGGGCAGCACCGGCACGCGTAATGGTCCGGGCACTGAGGGAACTCCCACGGCTGGTACGGGCCGTTCTCCTCGTTGGCGTCGCAGCTAGCGCAGACCCGGCCGTCCCCGGCCGTCAGCCATGCGGTTAGCACGCCCTCGGACGTGTACAGGTCCAGCGCCGCCTGCGCCATGGAGCGGCCGATCGCGAAGTCTGTTACGAGGCGCACGGCCCGGACGTCCTCGCCGTCGACCGCGTCCATGATCCCGGCCGCGATCTCGGAGTCACTAGCGTCCGTGGCCGGCATCGTGGCCAGCACCCGGGCCGCGTCACCGGCCGCGGCGCCTATGATCTCGCGCACCCACGATGCCGACAGGCCCTGCACGCCCTCGACGTCGGTCAGGCCCGCTCGCATCGCCTTGTAGGCCTTGTCCCAGCTGAAGCCGAGCGCGGCGGCCTGGTCGGCGGCGACTGCCAGCGCAGCCGTCTTGCCCTCGGCTGCGGCGTCCATCAGGGCACCGGTCATTTCCTGTGCGAGGTCGCCATAGCGGGGGTCGGACAGGATCCGGTACAGCCATGCGAGGGCCGCCGCCCTGGCGGCTGCCCGCTGCCATGCTTCCGGGTGCTCCTGTGCCGCCTCGAACGGGTGGGTGATGACCCGCTGGTAGTCGGCGATCAGGTCGCGGGGCCTCAGCTTGCGGACGAGCCTGCGCCATGCCGCTGTCACCCTCGCGACGTGATCCGCGGTCATGGCCTCACGGCGCCTGTAGACCTCGGCCCAGGTGCCTTCCAGGTGGCCGAGGTGCAGCGAGACCTCGAGCACGCCCGGCTCGCCGGGGTGCTCCAGGGCGTGCGCTACGGCAGCCTGGCATCCGGCGGCTACCCGGCTGGTCATCGGGCCGCCGCTCAGCGCCCATCCTGCCGCGTAAGCCTCGCGGGCCACTTCAGCAATGGACGCGGCCACCGGCGGCTCCCGGAACAGGGTGAGAAGCGGGCAGGGATGGCAACCGGAACGGCCCGGCGCGCGTCAAACGGTCATGTTCGGTAAGAAGCTGACAGGCCCGTACAAGTGGGCGCCGGCCCGGATCTCCATGGACCGGATCGACGCCGCTCTCGCCCAGGGCGCGCAGGCGGAGTTCCAGCCAGGCCAGGGGCGGAAGGCCCCGGCGATGGTCACCCTCGTGATCCCTGGTACCCGGGTGATCGCGGACCAGTGGACGGTGCAGGGCAACGACCGGCACGCCATGCGGTTCGTCACCGTGTACAACGCCAGGCTCCGGGAACTGCGTGCCGCCGCCCCGCCACAGCAGGGGCCGCCGACGACCGGCTGGACGACGCAGCTGCCACGGCACCAGCCGTAAGAGGCCGAGCTTCTTCCTCACGTCCCGCCACGAGCTGAACCGCCACACGCCCGCAGGCGGGTCACCGGCCGGAGTCCACGGGCGAGGCGGCACCCACACCTGCACGTCGCTGCTGGCGATCGGCTCGTTCGCCGGCGAGTCATCGATCAGGATGGCCTTCCCGCCGCCAGCCGCGATCCGCTCGCCCTTCATGCCCTTGCCAGGCAGCGCCAGGTTGTCGTACGGGACCTGGAAGTACGCCAGCCAGGCTGCCGTCAGCTTTGCGAGGGACGGGTCCCGCTCGGTGATCACCGTCACCGGGTAGCCGGCCTTTACCGCCTTGCGGACGGTGGCGATCGCGATGGTGTCGGGCGCGAGGTTCGCGCAGACGACGGCCTTGCTCGCCTCAAGCCAGTCCTGCTGGACTTGCGGGATCGTCGCTGCCCACGGGTAGGTTGTCGCCTCGGCCACCAGGTACGACGTTCCGAAGCGGCCGTTGACCGCGAGGACTGATCCCTCGGGCTGGAAGGCCAGCACGCCGTCGATGTCGAAGTACAGGGCGGGAAGGCTGGCCACGGGTCACAAGTCCGGGAAGCCCGGGGGACGGCGGAGCGCCTCAGCCTGAACAACGCGGTAGATCTCGGCGGCAAGCCGCTTGCTGTCGCCGACGTAGCCCCCGACGTGCACGTTGATCGTGACTGGCGGGGCTTCCGGCGAGTCGGCGACGGCGGTGATCTCCGCAAGTCCTGCCTCGTCGCCCAGCCTGCGAAGCCGCTCCAGTGGCCAGCAGCGCGTCACGAACGGCCTGAGGGTCTCCTCATCCACCTTGCTGGCGGCGGCAGCGAGGAGCCGGAGCCAGTCGCGGTCGATCCACTCCGGCCTCATGTGGTGGCCCTTGCATCCCGACGGGCCGGGCAGCTGCCTCCCGAGGCAGGCGACCTCGACGAGCGGGGCTGAGTAGCGGCCGATGACGACGTCGCAGTCCTCGTGGCCCTCTAGTGCCGGGTGCTCGCGGCTGGCTACGGACTCCGCCTCGGCGTGGGTGAGGTCACGGCGGTAGAGGACGATCGCCGGGTCATGGGACAGGCAGATGAGGTGGTAGTCGCTGCTCACCAGGGCACCCTTTCCGTCGTGGCAGGCTTAGGCCCGGCGAACCGTCCCGCTGGCAACCGGGTTCTCGCCGCTGGCAAGCTCCCACGCCCCAGGCTCGGCCGCCGCGTCCCGGGTGACCGGGATCCCCGCGATCTCCTGCAACGGGAAAGACGGCAGGCCGCTGACGAACTCGGCGTAGCCAGGGATGATCACGCGCTGCACCGAGCACTCGGCAGCCGGGTGCCAGCGGAGGGCGAGCCCTGGCATTGTCCGGTCGGCTTGCAGCAGGCGGCGGACGAGGTTCTCCGCGTCGCTCTCGGCTTCCGTCCATCCCGGGCACTGGCCGGGTTCTGCCCACTTGTGCGGGAAGAACCCGTGGGGACCGTGCGCGATTGCAGACTGATCGGTCCCGTAGGTGGCGCCCCGGCAGGCAGCACTGCGAAGCTCCATCGCTTAGGCGGTCACTTCGGCGGCAATCCCAGCGACGTCCTGATCATCGGCGGTTCAAGCATCATCACCTTCAGCGCCTCCTCCTGCTCCCGCATCCGGCCGCGCGCATCCTCGGCATCTGGCCACGGGGAACCGTACAGCAGGCGGCGGACCGCCCGTAGGCGCGTCTCCCCGGCCACGCCCTCGGCCTTGAGGGCGTCATCAAGCATCGAGAGCATCGACCGGATGACGTGCATCTGGAGCTGGTAGGCGACGTCCAGGGCCATGTCCGGCGGCTTGCCCTCGGCGATGAGGTACCGGTCGATGACCTCCTGGACGGCGCTTGGGGGACGCGGGGCCTGGTTCTGCGGCTCGCCTTCTTGTCCTTCGGGGCCGGGCGTCGCCAGGTCCAGTGCCGCCGCGACCCGCCGTAGCGCTTCAGGGATTCCGCCCGGCGACTGCCTGGATGCTGCTGACCGGCATGCCATCGCGGCGTTCGCGGGAAAGCATTCGCCGCCCTCAAGCTCAACGATCCACTTCACGTCCTTGAGGCTCCTGCCGGGGCTTCCCCGTAGGCCTCGCGGCGCGCCCGCTGGAGAGTCCCGATCAGCCGGTCAAGGTCAGCGGCGTCGAACTGGGGATCGGCGCGCATCCCGGCAGGCGCGCTGGCCCTGTCGATGCTCACGTAGACGACCGTTCCGACGTAGCAGAAATCCTCGCCCCAGACGACCTCGAACTCGACTCCGTCATTCTCGCGGGTCTTGAGTGCCTCTCTTGGCATGCTCTTGAGGCTAGCCGGTTCCCCTTGCTGCCGTTGCCCCGATTTGAACGGGGGTTTCCGTGCCGGGGGCCGTTTGGGTTCGGGATCGTTCGCGACCGTTCCCAGGGGACTCGAACCCCGCCGCTCACGGCGTCCTAGGCCGGCTAGACGACAACGGCATGAGCGCGCGGCGACCGGGACCCGTTAGGGCTCTTCACCTCTCGGCTGGCCGTGCCCGGTTCTCTACCTAGCCCAAGGCCGCGCGCTGCTAGCCTGCCGGGCGGCCGGCGGGCCCGTCCAAGTCGCTCTCTGCCAAGCCACCCCGGAGGGTGGCGCACCGCCGCTCTAGGCGATGGGAAACGGAGTTATGCCCGCTCCAGGCAGGTTGCCCTGCCCTACCTGCGACTCGAACCGCCCGGCAAGTCTTTTCATCGTGGGGGCCGGAGCATCGCCCCGCCACCCGCGCACACCGCCACGAACACTGCGAGGCCGCACCAGGCCGGGGACAGCGGATGATGCCGCGCCGCCACGCCGATGCCCGCGCCCGACCCGAGGATGACGGCCAGGAGCAGGTTCCGGAGCGCGGGCTTGCCCCTCAGGGGACCACGGCAAGCCCAGTGGAAGCCAGACACGACAGCCAGCGACAGGCCACAGGCCAGCACGATCATCATCCGCTGTCCCCGTCATCGCCGCACAAGCCCCGCCGGGTGTCCCTCAGGTCGTCCAGCAGCCCCAGGGTCATCCCCATGGCCTCAGTTACCGTCAGGCCGTCGCTGGTGGCCGACCAGTAGGCGATCTCGCCGTCCGAGTCCAGGCCCTTCAGCCCGACGACGACGGCGATCGGGTGGACCACGTCCCCGCCGTACAGGAGGGGAAGCCCGAAGGCCGTGGCCTCAGGCAGCGGCACGGCGTCGCTCACGGCTCGTGGAACCCCAGCGGAGCATCCGGGCACCCGTAGGCCAGCGGGCCGTCCTCATCGTCACGCCACCCCTTGGGCCCGTGGGTGACTGGCTTGCCGCAGCGACGGCAGGTGCCTCGCCTTGTGGCCCTGATGATCGTCAACGACGGCAGGAACGGCTCGGCCGCCATCTCCTCTTCCGTCTCAGGAAGCCTGAGGACGTGCTCGTACGGATGGCCGTCGCCCGGGTCCGGGTCGGCGCCCATCATCGACCGCACGAACTCGCCGCAGGTCCGATCACTGACGTCGGCCAGGGCCTCGGCAAGATCGGCGGCCGGCGAGGCGCTCAGGCCGGACAGGAAGCCGGTCATGGGCTCATCGTCGCAGACACACTCGGCCTTGGGCATCCGGCACACGCAAAGTGACTTTGGCGCGCTCACTCGGCTCGTTCCGGCCAGTGCCAGGTGCCACCAGCGTGGTCACGTTCGTCCTGGCAGACGGTTTCGCGGAAGAACATGCCACTGGGATTGAGGACCGCCAGGCCTACCCAGCCGGCCCCAGGGGGGCACTCCGGGTCTGGTGGCGGGTTCTGCTCGTCGTAGGTTGCCGTGACGATGGCTGCCCGGCACTGGCTTGTGTACGCCTGCGTGCCGTCAGGCCGCACGGGGCTTCCGTGGGAGGCGTAGTGGACGCTGTCGCCGATCTGAGGCTCGCGGCCGGGCATCGTGGTGCTCATTTCAGCAGATTCGCTGGAGGAAGCGGCAGCCGATCATCGTTCCCTCGCTGTTGCGGACCTCGACGTACGGGGCGAGCAGGTCGTCCCGGCCGCGGGCGGCCAGGGCCACGACGAGGGACACGATGTAGTCGGTGCCGGGCTGCCGCTGCGGCAGGCCGCTGACATGGCCGTACTCGACAAGCTCGTAGCTCCGTCCGCTGTGCGGGGACAAGTTGGTGCCCAGCTCGATCACGGCGACCCGGGCTACCGTGCCCGATGGCGGGATGACCTCGGCCGGGCCGTCATCAGCCTCGCGGTCACGGTAGATGGCGATCGGGTGGGGCGTCAGGTTGACGAGGCTCATGCGCTGGCCCGCTCACGGAGCCAGGAGAGCCGGGCCGCGACCTCGCGGGCGTCGTGGAGCGCATTGTGCTGGGCGCCGCCGGCAAGTGCCGGGAGCGCCGGGTTCCCGAGCCGCTCGGCTTCCTGCCGCAGGTCGTTCGTCCACATCGGGATGCCGTCAGGCAGGCTGATCATGGGGCCGAACAGCTGGGCCAGGGCCACGTGGTCGTAGCTCGAGTACCACGCCCAGAGCTGGGGGTCAGGCACGCCGAGGATGAAGTCGCGGACCTCGCGGGCGATCTGCGCCCGGGTCTTCACGTGCCTGAAGTCGCGGTGGCCCCGGTCCCAGAGAAGGGGGGCGCCGCCCCGCAGCGGCAGGGACGGCACGACGTTCGCCCGGAGCCACTGGTGAGCCTCGATCCGGTCCAGGGGCATGTCGAGGCTGACCGCGTAGTACTCATTCCCGTCCTCGCGGACCATGCCGATCGAGATCAGCTCGATCGTCTTGCCGTCCTCGAGGAACTCCGTGTCATAGGCGATCGAGGTCATCAGGTCACCGGGTGGATCGACGTGATCATCGGGGACGGCGGCGCGGTGGCCTGCCGGGCGATCACGGACAGGTCCCCGATGAGCCGGTCGACCCGCTGCCGCTCGTCGTCGTAGTCCCGCCGTAGCGCCCGGGTGTCCTCGGTGCCGCTGTAGTGGCGGGTGAGCGCCTCGAGCAGGGCGCGGGCCTCGCCGTCGGTGATGGTGAACGTCGGCTGCACGTCGGAGCATGGCTCGACGTCGTGCACCTGGCGGATCAGGGTCTCCCCGTCATCGTGGACGGCGAAGTGCAGCACCGAGTAGGGGCCGTTGTCCGCATGGCGGTAAGCCAGGGTGACGGTGACTGAGTCCGGGGACCACCCTGACTGGTGAACGTGGGCGGTGACCGTCACATCTGCTCCAGCACCTGCGTGGTGGTCCGGAAGCCGGGCGACTCAGTGCCTTCCTGCCGGTCCACGGACAGCACCTCGTCCTGAGCGATCAGCGTGACGGTCCTGTGCTCGTGGTCCTTGAACGCGAGCATATGTAAGGCATCGCCTGGTCAGAGGTGGCGTAGGCCGCCCGTACCGTCTTCGTTGGCCGGCTCGGGTCGCGGTAGGTGACCTTGAAGTCGGCCAGGTCGGCCTCGGTCAGCTCCTTGGGCATGATGGTGCTCCTGATGGTGATGGTGCTTATCCGACGATCTTGGGCACCAGCGCCTCGCAGTCCTCGACGCGAAGCGGGTGCCCGGGCAGGGTGGCCGGCTCCCAGGCAGGCTGAGTCCCGGGGATTTCGTACGGTTCCTCCCCGGGAGGCTGCTCGCTCACTGGCGGATCCGGATCGCCGCAACGTGGAACGTGAACGTGCCCGTGAGAAGCTCGCCGTCCCGTTCGACGGGCTTGCCGTTGGCGTACAGCCTGTTCCTGTCGGCGTCGACCAGGACCCCGAGCTCTGCGGTCACGATCTCATCTGGCTCGGTGCGGATCGCCAGGCTCGTGAACGGCAGGAGCCGCTCCTGGCCGTCCGGCATGACCTCGTAGATGGCGATGAGCCTCGTGATGACGAGCCGCGCGCACCGGGGTTCCGAAGGTGCCGGGGGCCATTCGATGATGATCTGCCCGCTTGGCTGGCCCGGCTCCGTGGTGGCGTCCTCGCTCATCGCCCGTGCCTCTTCCAGTCCGGGATGAACGCCTCAGCGATCGGATGCGTGCCGTCTTGCGGGACTGGCGTGCAGCAGTGCGGGCAGGGAATCCCGATGCCGCAGTCCCGGCCAGAGTGCCCCTGGACGGCCACGCCAAGCGGGAAGTCCGGATGGGCCTCGCACACCGTGCCGTCATCGAGGCAGTGCGGGCAGCGGTACAGGGCGAGCATCTCGGCAGTGCAGTCCGCGCAGATCGCCGGGCCACCGCACCTGGCCACAGCGCCGCCTGGGGCCGGCCGGACGTGCCCGTGGCCGCTCAAGTGTCCATCTCGTCAGCGTCGCCGCCTGGCCCGAACGGCGAGTAGGCCAGCGTCCGCGCTCCCCACTGGTGGTCGCCGACTGGAAGGACGTAGCCGTTGCGGGTCATCACCGCGCCGTGCTTCAGCCTCACGGTGATCCCCGCCTGCTCGCAGGCGTTCAGGGCGCCGGCGACAGCACCGAGCAGGTCAGAGGGGTCAGGCTGCCCGGTCACGCGGCCCCCAGGCTGTCGAGCCACGCCGATACCTGCTGGCAGTGGGCCAGTTGCAGCCCTTCGCCAGGGTGGACCTCAACCTGCAGCGTCGGCTCTCGCCTCGCCGCCGCCCACGCGCAGGCCTCCGGGGCGAACCAGTCGTCAATCCACGCCAGCGGCCTTATGCCGCACCACTCCCGGACGCCCGGCAGCTTCACCAGGCAGGGAAACTCGATCACCGCAAGCTCCGGCAGGCCGATGCGCGGTCCGATGTGCCAGTTCGCCGACTCGCCCCAGCCTGACGACGCCCACACGAGCTCGGCCCGGCCGGCGAGGGACAGGAGCCACTGCCCGTAGTCCGGCTTCAGCCACGGGAACAGCACGCCGTCCACGTCAAGGGCGATGACTGGGCGCCTGTCAGGCTGCACGCTCGCCCTTGCCCTGCGACATGGCCATGACCTGCCACGGCCCCTTCCCGGCGCTCACCTTGCCGGCGAACGCCCAGATCGAGTCCATGCCCTCGGCCTCTGCGGCGAGGAACCGGTGGTGGCCGTCGGCGATCAGCCACTTCTTGCCGTCCGGCGTCCTCACCAGCACGACGGGCTTGGGCTGCTCACCGGCGGCGAGCTTCTTGCGGAGCTTCTTCCTGGCCTTGGCGACACGGCCTGGCTGATGCCATGCCTGCCACTCGCCGCGGTCGGAGGTGTCAACCTGGTCCAGCGGGACCCGCTTCGGCCCGGACCACGAGACGTCGTCCTTGACCCAGGCGATCGCCGACGGCGGGAAGTCCCCGGCCAGCTGAGCGTAGACGCGATCGGCGGTGCCGGCGGTGGCCTCGGTGACGGGCAGCACGGCGAGGGCCTCGCGGACCCGCCGCCTGTACTCGATCATGCCTGCGGCGACCGCCTCGGCAGGCATCGGCGGCGTCTCGCCTTCTGGGGCACCCGCAGGCTCTTGCCCTGGCTGCATCGGCTCCCCGCCGGGCGTTTCCTCCCCGGCCGCGACCGCCGGGGCACCCTTCGCGGCGATCGACGCCTCCGACATGCGGGCCATATCCGCCCACAAGACGAGGTTCTGGCGGTCGACCAGGACAGGGTCGTCACCGCCGTCAGTCGGCGGCTCGCCGATCTCAGCACGGTATTTGTTGAGGGTGTTGCCAGTGAAGTACACGGTGCCGTCACGGCGGGCCATCCAGCTCTGGTTGCCTGTGCGAGGGCACCAGACGGTGCCCTCGTACACGACGCGCTCCGCCACGGCGTCCGGCGAGCCTTGCGTGATTGCCTGAAGCGGCCTTACCCCGGTCCGCTTGCTGACGTTGACCTTCCACATCCGGTAATGCGGCCGCTCGCTCTTCCAGAACTGGTAGATCGTCGCGGCGCGGCCAGCGAGGACGCAGGCTAGCTGGAACTGCTCCGCAGCGCGGCGGCGCTTCTGGGTGAGCGTCCGCTGGCCACCCTGCGAAATGTTCCCGTCAGCCATGATCGAGACGTCTATGAACAGGTCAAGCTGCTCCTGGGTGAGCGCCATCAGGAACTCGTTCGTAACCACGTGATCGTGGACGACATCCCTGAACATCTGCCCGTGCGAGGCGGCAATTCGGAAGTTGCGCGTCCCGTCCGCGCGGGGCTTCGGCTCTGTCCAGGCGCCGGGGTCGCTCTTCCGGTGGTACCTGGAGCGCTTGTAAGGCGGCCCGAAGAGCTTCTCCAGCGCATACCGGATGCGCGCGATCCCCTCCAGGTTCTTCTGGGTTATCCGGACGAACGTCTGGCCCTTTTCCGCGTGGCCCTCGGTCCAGAACCAGGCGACTAGCTCCACGAAGGCGTCATCGTAGACGGCCTCAACAGGCAATGTTGCGTTTGGTGCGGCGGTCAGGACGCGGTCCCAGATCGTCATCGTCTCGCTGGTCACCCAGCGCCGCTTCCACTCCCTGACCTTGCTGCCGGCGGTGTAGTTCTCGACCGGCCACCTGTGGTCAACGGTGGTGAGAGACGAGTGCGCCCGCGACCGCAGCCGCATCATCTCCCGAGGTGCGGGCGGGAAGACGCAGACTTCCTCGCACTCCTGCCATTCCGCGTTGCCGGTCTCGTGGTTAAGGGTCAGGACCATATCGCCAGCATGGAGCGCGTCGTAGGCCTTCCAGCCGTCGCGGGTGAGGATCTCGGTTTCCTCGTCCGCGCACCAGGCGCCATTCCTCAGCCTCTGGTCACGAATACCCTCGATGACACTGCTGGCCCGGTAGTCCACATCACGGAACTTAGCATGCCAGCCGTCAATTCCGAAGCCATTGTTGGTAATTGAGAAATTGAACGCCTCAAGCACCAGCTCCGCAATTGGCTGGCACGTGTCGATTTCGTACGTGCGGTTCTGCTCTTCCCCGGTGCCGCCGCCGAGATTGCCGGACTCTATTACGCCCGCCTTTGACGGGGGGACGCCGAACGAGCTGAGTATCTCGTCGCGGGCCTGGTCCTTGAAGGCCAGGACGTCGGTGACCTTGCCGGACTGCAGCTCGGTGAGCTTGCCGCCGTTCTTGGTGGTGATCGGCGCGCCGATGTTCCTCGGCCCGACCTGCGTGACCATGTACCGGTCGCGCCACCGCTTGACCTCGCTGTCAGAGTAGGAGGCTGGCAGGTCGGCGTGGACCGCCGGGGGCAGTCCCTTCCTGAACATCTCCTTGCCAGTCGCCGCGGCGTGCAGCCACGCCGTGATGGGCAGCAGGGCCGCCTGCATCGGGGGAATCCCGAACACCGACGACCGGGGGGCGTCCAAGCTGACGTGGATGACCTCGCGCGGCTCGAATGTCGCGCGCTGCCCGTAGTCGGTCACCTGGACGTAGGAGGTGACGTCGCCGTGCTCATCAGCGACAGGGGTAGTGGTGGCGCTGTCCAGGTTGTAGATGGCGACCGGCTGGCTGCCCCACCAGACAACCTCAAGGAACGCGTCACCGAAGACGAGCAGGTCAACGATGAACGCGCGCAACAGCTGCCGGATGTTCTGCCGCGGGTTGGTGTAGGCGATCAGCCGCTCGAGCGCCAGCACCTCGGGCGGCTTTTCCGGCTGCTCCTGGCCCTCGCCGTTGTCGGTGTCCCAGTCCATGACGAGGCCGCCCGCGGTGATGGTCCGGGCTATGGCGTTAACGCAGGCCCAGGCCCAGGGGCAGGCAATATAAGCCTCGTACAGTTCCGTCAGGGCAGAGCGGCGGTCGGTCTGGGTGCTCGCCCCGACGCCCGCGGTGTACTCGTCGATCCCGCCTGGCGGGATGCCGCCCGCGTACCCGCTGCGGCGCACCGCGGATGCAGGGATGGCCCGCTCGGGGGCGGCCTCGGTGACGTCCTGGCGGCGGAACCGGTTCCAGAAGGCCAACGGACGCGCCTCCTAGCCGTCTAGCCTCACGCCCACGGCGCCCGCTGCACTATCCCGCGCGGGGCATCATCGTCATCAGCGAACGGGGCGCGCTCCGGGGCGCCCGCGTCAGGCGCACGGGCGAACGCGCCATGCTGCTCGAGCGGCGTCACGCCGAGGCCATCGGCCGCGCCAGGGGCATCGGGGAGCACGAACTGGGGGCCGGTGCCGATGTTGACGAGCCAGTACCGGAGGCAGTCTGCGAGGTGATCGGGGGCGTCGGTGTCGGCGTCCTCAGGGTCGCCCTTCTTCGCATGCGGGAGGTTCTCCAGCTCCCACCACAGCTTCGGGCAGGTGCGGAAGATGTGGATCTTGGGGCAGGTCTTCCAGCCTTGCGCCCGGTGGATCGGGCATGCGGGCGCCTCGGCGAGGTAGGTATGGATCCGCTGCCATCCGGCGACCCGCGAGTGAGGCCCCTTGCCCGCTGGCGTCAGGGGAACGCCGTTGTCCGAGTAGACGTCGGCGATTGCCTTGACGTCGCCGCCCCGGGATGCCCACATGGCATCATCGGCCAGCCGGAGGCTGACGTGCTCGCCGTCGGCCTCCGCAGCGAGGATCCGGCGGGCCTGCTCGGCCTCGCCGACCTGCGTCTCGTAGATCTCCCGGTAAACCCAGGCGCGGCCATCCTCATCAACGCAGCCCCAGAGGGTCCCCCAGGGCTTCGCGTAGCCCCAGTCCGTCGAGGTGTACCGCCGCCATGAGGCGGGAAGCTCGAAGGGGTCGATGACGTGCCGGTCCCAGCGGAGGGCCGGGAACATCTGCCCGGCGAACTGGCTCCAGTCGCCGTCCCGCATCGCCGCGCGCCGGGCCTGGTCAGGGATCGCGTCCAGGCGGCGGAAGTAAGCCGCGTCAAGGAACGGGTTATCCGTCGCCTTCGCAGGGATGAACCGGCGGGTCAGCCCGTGATCATCGGTGAGGACGACCTTGCCGTGCTCGGTCGGATCTATGTAGCGGGCCTTGACCTCGCCATGCGAGGGGCCGCCCGGGTTTGACGTCGACCGGATGCCCAGCACCGGGACGCCCTGCGCCGACCGCAGCCGCTCCAGGGCGATCGCGTCGGTCACCCCGGGGCTGAGGAGCGTCCTTTCATCGACCAGCAGGAGCTGGTAGGCACCACCCTGCCGCTTTGACGCGTCCTCGAGGCTGTCCATGTACCGGAGGCGGATCACTGACCGGTTCGGGAACGTCAGTTCCTTCTCCGTCTTGTTCCACCGGCCGCCGAGGGCCGCGGCCCACGAGATCCGCTGGAACTCGGGATAGACCGACTCCGCCAGCTCGTCATAGGTGCGGCGCAGGATCAGCACCCGGATCCCCGGGTGCCTGGAACAGGCCCGGACGGCCTCCATGACGATCGCGCAGGTCTTCCCGCCCCCGGCCGCTCCGCCGTACAGGACATCGTCCTCGGTCGCTGAGTGGAATAGCTCCTGCGGGCACTGGCCGCACGGCTCCGGCAGCAGTCCGGCGACCGCCTCAGTTACCTGCGGGTCGTACAGGCTGTCGACGCCCAGCCGTGCCGCGGCCTCCTTGCGGATCCTGTGCCGCGGCAGGCAGATCGGCTCGTAGCCCAGGACGTCGAACGCGTCGTCAGGCGGGTCAAGCTGATCGGCCAGCGCCGCGGCGTACGCGTCCGCCACCGAGCCTCCGCAGTGCTCTAGGCCACAGATACGGCGCGCAGGTGCCGGGCCACCAGGACCCTAGCCTGCCGCTGCTGCTCCCCGCTCATCCCCAGCTCTCCCATCGCCGCGGCAAGCGCGTCCATTGTCATCTCTGCCTGCCGCTCGGTCACCCGGGCCAGGCGCTCCTCGATGTTCAGCTTCGCGATGTCGACTAGCAGGCGCCCGGCCCGGTCCATCGCCCGCTCGAGGACGGCGACCTCCGACCGGAGCTGCTCCCCCCCGCCTTCAGACTCATAGCGCAGCGACCGGAGGTTGTTGACCATCTCCCCGATGGTCTCCTCCAGCGCCAGTGCACGGCCCGCGAGCCGCTGGAGCGCGTCAAGGTGGTTCGTCACCGCAGGCGCATCGTGCTTGTAGAGGAGCTGCCGCGCCTGCTCGTTGATCCCGGCGGTCACTGACGACGGAGCACAGCCGCCATGGAGCTTGCACCTGCCGCTACCTGGATGCGGCGTGCCCCAGCCGGCCGGCCGCGTGCACGTGCCGTCTCGCTTCCTGAGCTTCCCGCCGCAGTAGCTCTTGCCGTCACCTGTCACGGATGGGCGCCGATCAGCAGCTGTCATGGATGGCTGTCCGTTCAGGCGGCCAGTGGCGGGGGCTTGCGGAGCAGGCGGGGGTCGACGCCGGTCAGCCGGATGCCGTGCTCGCGCACCAGCTTCTCGGCGGCGCGGAGGGCCTCGGCGGTGTGCAGGGGCCAGCCTCGCTCGTCCAGGCCCTGGGGTGCGAGGTAGCCGCGCTTGCGCCACTTGCGGATCAGCGCGGGGTCGACGCGGAGCAGCCGGGCGGACTCGACGGTGCCGTAGAGGCCATCGGGGCGGGACGGGAGCATCGCTCACCTGCCCCGGAAAGCGCGAGGCCCCGGGCGCCTGGGGCGCTCCGGGGACACGTGTACTAGCTGCGGCTAGTGTGCCACCCCATGCGCGTCAAGATCAAATCACGAGGCGCGACACGCCGGGAAGGCCTGCGCTCAGCCGAGCCGCAGGATGTGCCGCAGGGCGTAGTGGCCCCGGTAGCCGGCGAGGGTCCAGAACTTCCGGCCGCACTCGCAGCGCTTGCGGAGGCCGAGCAGGGGCAGCGGGATAGCAGGCACCCACTGGCCGTCATCGTTGCGGGCCTGCGTGGTCACGAGGTGCGCCCGGCCTGCTCGCACGCGCGCCTGGCGCAGGCGAGCCGGGCGCGCATCTCGGCCGTGTCGTTATGCGGGTCGGTCGCGTCACCGAAGCCCGCGATCTCCGTGGGGTCGGCCAGCCTGCGGAGTGCGGCCAGCGCGGCGTCAAGCCGGGCTTCCACGGCCTGGGTGCCTTCGCTCATGATGCCCACGGTACCGCCGGAGCCGGTTGTGACGGCCTCGGCCCGGCCTGTACCGTCACCGGCGTGAGGATCCCCGGCCGGTGCCCGTGCTGCCGTGCGCCGGTGCCGCCGGTGAAGGCGTGCCCGGTGTGCGGGCGGGACTTCTACCGGGGCGAGGGCGGCAGGTCGGATGCCGTCTACTGCTCGCCGCGGTGCGCGGGGACGGCCCGGATGCGGAGGTGGCGGCAGCGGCTGAGGCGGCGGGATGGCGGGGCGTGACGGCAACCGGGCGGCACAAGCCGTCACAAGGCGGCGTCCGTGCTGCCGGCCTGGCCTAGCGGGCCGGGACGGTCACGCCGTCCCGCGGTGCCCGCTGGCCCTGCATGCGCAGGCGGCCCACTGGCACCGCTCGCAGGCCCCGCGGTCGCACCGGCGGCAGGTCTGGACCGCCGCTCCCCTGGCATAGGCGTGGTACTGGGCAACCCACGCGACGTACTCAGTCCTGGTCATCCGGTCGCCGCAGGTGCCGGCAGTGCAGCGGCAGTAGTCCGGCTCAGGCAGCCTGGGGTCCGGCGGCTCCTGGGGCAGCACCTCGAGGGAGGACATCTCCTCGCAGCGGCGGCACGGGATCCCGTCAAGCAGGTCACGCGGTGCCGGGCTCTCCCTCAGCAGCGTGTACGCGCGGTCGCGGAGGTCGAAGACATCAAGGGCCGCGGCCCGGCCGCCGAGCGGGGTGAGGCACTGGACCCAGCCGTCGCCGGCCCGGACGACCTCCAGGTCCTCGATCTCAGGCTCCAGCCACGCGGGGACCGGTGACGGCGGGAGGGACGCTCCGGTGGCCTCGTGGCGGCAGCGGGGCGGGGCCTGCCAGCCGTGCGGGACGCGGACGCCGCAGGCGGAGCACAGCAGGCCGTCGTCCTTGCCGGTTTCGTCGTCGCGCTCGCCCGCGGGGAGCAGGGGCGCGGCGTGGGTGCACTGGGCTGGCCACCAGCGCTCCCCGGACGGGGACGGGGACACGAGGATGCCGCAGCGGCGGCAGCGGGCCGCGCGGCCAGGGGCGGGGCGCGGCGGGGCGGGATGGCCGAGGGCGGCGGCGTGCTGCAGGCCGAGGCGGTGCACCGGCGGCGGTGCACCGGCGGCGGCGAGGCGAGGCAAGGGGAACGTCCAGGTGCGCAGGGCGTTCCTCGGCTCCAGGGCGAGCATCATGCTGGGGCGCCCCGGGTCAGCGAGGACCTTGCAGTCAGCCGTGACGCGCTCGAGCGTGCCGTACGCGGCCTTCGGCCTGGACAGCTGGACGACGGCACCGACCCGCACTGCCCATGCCCCGACCTGGTCGGCGATGTCGTGCATCAGCTCGTCCGCCTCGCCGCTGACCAGCACCCTCGACCCGGGCGAGACCCGCACTGGGCGGGCGCGGCGAACCGGGTCGGTCAGCATCTGGCCCAGGCGCTCGTACATGCCGGGAATCTCTCCGAGGTACGCCACCATGACGTCCTGGTCGGCGGGGCACAGGTGCTGGGCGGCGCGGGCCGGGTGCCAGGTGCCCTCGTCGTCCCTTGTCCTGGCCGAGCACCAGCCCTCACGGGCGCACGGGCGCTGGCTCTCGGTCGTAGTAGCGGATGGGGATGCCTGCTGGTAGCTCGCCCGGACTGCCATGCACAACATCATGCGCCACACCGGCCAGTGCAGGTGACGCGGCTCACCGGAATTTGAAAGCGAGACTGCCGTCAGCTTTCATAAGGCGCCCCGTCAAGATCATTTACGGATGCGGGCGGCACGTGCCGTCAAGGTCAGCCTGGTCAAGATCGCTTAGCTCAGGATCGCTCACGCCGGGGCCGGGAAGTCGGCCAGGAGCCGGGAGAGGACGGCAGCGGAGACGCCGATCCGGTGAGCGTAGGCGGCCTGGGTCTCGCCAGCGGCGAGGGCCTCGCGGGCGGCTCCGGCGCGGGCTGAGGCGAGGGCGCCCTGGAACTCGCCGCGGAGCCGCTTGGCCTCGGCGTCGCGGGCCGCAGGCGGCAGGGCGTCGAGGGCGAGGAGGGCCGCGGCGAGCTCCCGGGTTGTCATCACGGCCCTAGGTTAGCAGTCCTGCTAACGCTGGCGCAATCAGGGTGAAGGGGAAAAAAGTTCCGGAAATCGTGCTGTGCCAGCTTGACCGAACTTAGCAGCGCTGCTAATATTAGGAGTGTCAGCAGGGAACAGAAAGCAAAGGGAGCGGGACATGGCCAGCACGAAGACCCCCGAGGACAAGGTCCGGGCCGCATGGAAGATGATCGGCGGCAAGCCCGGAGAGTTCGCCCGCGTCTCCGACCTCCGCTACGCCCTCTGCTCACAGGGACTCACCTTCACCCAGCAGGACGAGGTCCTCGCCGGCATGTACCGGGCGCAGGCCGTCAACCTCGTGCCCCAGGAAAACCAGCAGGCACTCACCCGCGACCAGCAGGCCACCGCCCTGAGGATCGGCGGGGAGGACAAGCACCTGATCTCGCTCAGGTGAGCCGCCCCGGCCTAAGGGCCGCTCCCCACAGGAGGGCGGCCCTTTTGCACGTGCAGATGATCTTGAGCGAGGGCTAGATGATCTTGGTCTATAGTGGTCGACTACCCTTAGATAGGGAACCGTCATGCGGCTCCCCGGCGGTCAGTGAAGGTGGCCCGAGCCACGCGATCAGCGAGTACCAGGTCACTCGGAACCACCCTCCCCGGCGCTCCCCGTGCCGTCCGCAACATGCCCGGCGAGCTCGCTCTTGCGGAGCTGCCCCCACCGCTCGCCGCGACCGCACCGCTCCCCGAGCTCCTTGCCGGTGATGTTCGGTTCCTCAAGGAGGATGGCGAGCGCCTGCGCCCTGGCGTCGACGTCGTTCGGCACCGTCGTGCGGTTCTGGCCCGCATCCTTCGGTGCCGCATTGCGGTTCCGGCCCGTACCCGAATTCGGTGCGAGCTTTCGGCTGAGCCGTTCGGCCTTCGCCTCGGCCGCGTCGGCCCGGCGCGTGGCCTCCGCGAGAGCCTCGTCCGCAGTGTGGCGGGCCTCCTCAAGTGCGGAAACCTTGACCCGAAGCTCGGCAAGCTCCTCGTCGGCCTCAGCGTGCCGCCCGGTCATGGCAGATACCTGTGCGGCCGAGCTGGCTGCAGCCTGTGCGGCTTCCTGTGCCTGCCGCAGTGCGGTCTCGCGTGCGCCTCGTTCGGCCTCGATTTCGGCTTGCGCGGCGTCCCGCATTTCGGTCAGCTCAGCCTCGTGCGTGCGGCGCTCTTCGGCGAGCTGCCGGCGCAGTGCGGCCCGCTCGTCGTTCTCAGCCCGCTCGATCGCGGCCTGCCGCTCGGCCGCCGCCTGCGCCTCCGCGGCAGCCTTCGCCGCCGCCTTGTCCGACAGCTGCAGGTGGCCAAGCACCGACCCGAGGATGACGTCGATGACCGGCACCGAGGACGAGCCGATCACCAGCAGGACCGGGGCGTGCGCCCAGTGCTCGGCGAGCATCAGGTGGTAGGGGGCCTGCACCGACAGGGACAGCGCCAGGGCGCAGATCGCGGTGACCCCGGCGAACTTGCGGGACCGCTCCCCGGCCGCGCCGCCGAGCCACGCCCATAGCGCGTACCCGGTGTATCCCTCAGTGCCGGTGGCAAGGGTCAGGCCGGTCGGGATGCGCAGGTGGCCAAGCGGGATCGGCGGGAAGCCCGCCACGTTCCCGATTCCCGTCCAGGTCGCGGTGACGACCACCGCGGCCGAGGCGGCGATCGCGGCGATCACCCAGATGTGCTTGTCGCCCTTCTCGGCGGAGTGCGTTCCCATGGGGGCCATCGTTGCCGCCTTTCAAGATCATTTCAGCTGGTTCGGGGACGCTCCCCGGCTCGGTCACGTTCCGTGTTTTCCGGCGGATCGTTCGGACCGGAATTCCGGTCCGGAATTCCGGCTCTCTCGCGCGCCCGCGCGCACGCCTGCGCGCGTTCGGGCGCCCGGCTCGCTCCTGGCCGGAAACCGGAAAACCACGGCGGTCATGGTCACGCTGCGTGGATCTTGCTGCGGCGGATCCTGGCCTTGGCGTCGTCCCTGAGCTGCCTGTTCCTCGCCTCGGCCGCCTCTAGGGCCTGGTGCACGTCAGCCCCGGGCAGGGGCGCCCACATGCCCTTGCGGACCACGGTCAGCGCCCCGGCGCTGGTCAGGGCGTTCAGTGCCTGGTAGATCCAGTCCAGGCCCCGGCCGCACTCGGCCCTCAGCTGGGTCGCGGTGATGCCGCCGGGGGAGGCCATCAGGGCGTCGCAGAACCGCTCCACCTGCCCGGCGCGGACCTCGGCCAGCTCGCCGCGCCTCGGGCGGGGAAGGTCGTCGTCGGTGATGTGCTCGTAGGGTGCGCCCTCGGCGGCGATCGACGCGGCAAGCTCGGCGGCCACGGGCGTGACCTCACGGGCCGGGGCCGCTGGAGCAGCCTGCGGGGCGGTGGCCGCGGGCACTGCGGGCTGGGTGTCCGCCCACTCCTGGTACTGGGGCGAGATCTTCCGGAAGGCCGGGTCAAGGCGCTCCCACCGGCGGTCCCACCATTCCTGCCAGGTGACCGCGGGGGTGCCGTCCTCGCCGGCCGGGATGGCGGTCATGCTGCCGCAGTACAGGGCCAGCGGCCCGCGGCTGCCGAGGCGGCGGACGTTGCGGGCGGCTATCTCCCGGAACAGGTCGTGGTCCATCTTCGGGGCGCGGACCTGCTCCGTCATGGCCTGCGGGCCGTCCTTCAGCAGGTGGCTGCCCTTCTGCCGGAGCCTGCTCGCGTCGTGGGTGGCGTAGTCGGGTATGGCGAACGTGCCGTGCCGGGCCTCCTCGACGGCGTAGACGGCGCGGAGCAGCAGGTTGGAGCGGGTCTGCTCGGTCTGCACCGACTCGTCCAGGCTGCCGTACTGGGTGTAGACCTCGGCGTACAGCTCCAGGCCGCTGCCCTGGCTGGCCAGGGTGGCGAGCAGGGCGGCGCACGTGTCGTCGCCTGCGGTGGCGGAGGCAAGGTTGCGGACCTCGTCGATCAGCGTGTGGATCGCGGGGACCTCCTCGGTGGCATGCCCCTGCTCCCCGCCGGTGTACCAGTGCTTGGCGCGGGCCTCGATCTCGGCGGTGATCATCCGCAGGTACATGCGGGCCTCGTCCACGCTGGTGATGACGTACTCGGCGCAGCCCGTCTCCAGGGCCGGGCGGGCGGACCGGCCGCCCTTCAGGTCGATGATGACCTGCCGCCCGTCGGCGCAGCCCGACAGCTGCGCGAGCCGCACGAGCAGGTGGTTGCTCTTGCCGGAGCGCGTCCGGCCGATGATGAGGGCGTTGACCCGCATGGGCGTGTGCTTCCAGCGGCCCGTCTCCGTCAGCCCGTCGACGGCCATCTCGTGCACCGACCGGGGGGCGAGGGACTGGTCCCAGGCGACCTCCTGCTCCAGGGGGTCGGCCAGCTTGACGTGCAGGTCGACGACAGACGGCTTGACGACCTCGACGCGGACCATGCCCGCGGTCACCATGCCGTCCAGGCCTGACTCGATCAGCCGCAGGACCGCGCGGACGCTCTCGGGCGACTGCCGGCCGGCCAGCAGCTGGACGCGCAGCCGGATGGTGACCCCGGCCTCGGCCGCCTCGATGACCCGGGAGCCGCCCAGGCCCCAGGCATTAGCGTGGTGCTGCCACCAGCCGTCCCACCGGGCGAGGAGCCGCTGCCGCCTGCGCTGCCCTCGCGGGCGCTTGTGCCGCCACCACGGGATGCCCCAGGCGGCGCCGAGGACGACCAGCAGGCCGCCGAGCCACGGCGTGCCGGGCCCTTTCCATCCTGCCAGCGACTCCCATGCGAAGAAGGCCCCGGCCGACAGGCGCACGTACAGCACCTCAGCCGGCCTGTTCCACCGGCTCGGCGCGAAGAAGGCGATCACTGCCCCGCCGATTCCCGTGGCCACGACGGTGATGAGCGCGCCATGGGGAACAGCGGAGTGCATCACCTGGGCGCACGCCCAGCAGGCGGCCGGCACCGTCAGGGGCACCGACAGGTGCCGGTTGCGGCGGTAGGACCGGAAGGCCCGCGGCACCAGGGCCTCGGACTCCGGCTTGCGCTGCCCGGCGGGCACCGGCGGGTAGTACGGGCGGCGCTCCAGCTGGGAGCCTGGCATCAGCGTGCCCCCGTCTCCGTCAGCTCGTCATGATGCGGGGCCTGCCGGCCGGAGGCGGGGACGTCGCCCAGCTTCATGTCGAGCAGCGCCTTCAGGGACGACTCGGCCTCGGCGAACGCGGAGGCCGCTGCGGTCAGGTGGATGGCGGCGGTGGAGATGACCTCCGTGATCTCCGGCCCGTAGTGGCCCGATTCGCTCATCGCCCTGGACAGCGACGTCGCCATCGACGCGAACCGCATGCAGGCCACCGAGCAGGCGGACAGTGCCGAGCGCTTGACGTGGACGTTGCCTGCTGTCGCGATGGCGCGGATCCGGTCGATCACGGTGACCAGGTCGGCTATGCCCGTGATGATCGCGGGGCTGCTCACTGGGGGGTTCCCCTTCCGGGTCTTGGTTGCGTCTGCACGGTCCTCGTCCCGTGCATCCGGTCGTGCAGGCGGATCGGACGGCGGCTCCTGGCCGCCGTCGCGCCCGGGCCGCGACGAGTCGTCTCCTGGCGGCCGGGACTGGCGGGGACCGCGCGGGGCAGCCCCGCCGCCGGTGCCGTCACCCGGGCGCGGCGGGGCGTCATCACCGTCCGGCTTCTCGGGCCGCAGCCGGATGATCCTGGCCGCCGCGTCCCTCGCGGTCCTCGCCGCCCCGGACGCGCCGCCTGCGGCCTTCTCCCGCATCCGGTGCTCATGGCGGGCCTGGTCGCGGAGCCGCTCCTGGAGGCCCTTCTCCCGGATCTGGCGGAGCCGCCGCCGGTGGGCGAGGAAGCCCTCCCTGCGGGAGGCTCCGCCACCGGGGCGCCGGCCCGCCTCGCGGGCCTTCCCGATGAATCCGAGCAGCACCAGCACGCCGAAAGCGGCGAGCGCCCAGTCAGCGACAGCATGCACGCCCTCACCCGCCGACCTTGCGGGAGATCTCCTGCACGATGTGCTCGGCAGGGAAGATGGTCAGCAGCGAGTGCTCCCAGCCTCCCGCCAGAACGAGGATGAACGGGACGAACGCGGCCAGGTAGGCGGCCTGGGGGCGCGGCACCTTCGCGATCGCCACGGCCACCGACGCGAACAGGGCCGCGCCCGTGATCTCGATGGCGAGGTGGCCGCCGTTGCCGTGCTGGCCGCCGACCGGGTGCAGCAGCCACGTCAGGAAGCTCTCCACGTAGGAGCCGAGAACGGTCAGCGCGATCGCGCACCCGGCGATGTAGGCGCCGGCGATCGCCAGCCGCACCAGCACCGGGTGAGCCATCGGATGCAGGTGGGTGTAGTGGCGCAGCAGGATCAGGCACAAGGCCAGCGTGAACACTGCCGCGCAGGAGATGGCCCACGATGCCCCGTTCACGCGGCCAGCCCCTGGTCATGCCGTGACGGCTGCCCCTCGGCGGCCTGCTTGCACGCCCGGCACTTCCCGAACCTGAGCGTGTTCCACGCGGTCATCTCGTGAAGGCCAGCCGGGCAGACGGCCGGGGCGCTGCGGGCCTTCAGCCGCCGGCGCTCCCGCTCCGACAGGCCTCCCCAGATTCCGAACCGCTCATCGTTGGCCAGGGCGTACTCCAGGCACTCGGCCCGGACAGGGCACGACCGGCAGACCCGCTTGGCCTCCCTGGTCGATCCGCCCTTCTCCGGGAAGAACGCCTCCGGATCCGTCTGCGCGCAGACCGCCTGGTCCTGCCAGGACAGGGTGATCGCCGACGGGAGGGTCAGCTCCCGGGAGAACAGGGGCCCAGCCGCCCCGGGGCTGAATCCAAGGGGAGAGCGGCGGTTCACTGGCTGCTCCCCGGCGACGGCGTGAAGGCGCACGTCGTGCTGCCCGGGCTCGCGCCAGGGGCGTTCGGAACCTGGGACGAGCCATGCGGGCAGATGGGCGTGACGGTCTGGGACTGGCACCCGGCAGCGACCGAGGCCACGAGCAGCGCTCCGGCAAGCCAGGACAAGGCCAATCGAACGTTCACTGACCCTCCTCAAGCAGGCCGGCGGCCTCGGCCTTCTCGTATCCGTCGAGCAGCCTCCCGGCCTCATGGATGGCCGCCACGACCAGCGGATCCGGGAGGGCCGCCGCAGGTGCCTTGTCGGGCAGGCTCAGCCCAGGGAAGTTCAGGCAGCGGACGCGGATGCAGGCTGTGAATGCGCCCTTGCCGGTGCTCCAGGTCTGGATAGTGCCGACGCGCTCGACCTTGAGCTCCGCCGATTCGCCGTACAGTTCCCTAGCCTGCTCCAGCGCGGCCCTTTCGAGTGCCGGGATGCCGTCGCCGTACACAGTCGCCTCGAGCACGTCCGGGCCACCCGGACGCCGCTCCTGCTCCTGGCCGGGCGCCGGTGCCTGCGGGCGCTCCGGGGCCCTGCGAGAGGGCCGCCTGAGGACCGGGCGGCGCCTCACTGTGGCCTCGCGCCAGGGGTATAGCCCGGCGGCAGGAAGATCGCCGGCAGGCAGCTCCCGTCAGGGACCCGGTCCTGGCCATGAGGGCACGGGCTGGCGGAGGGTGGCGTGACCGTGGCCGGCTGGCACGCTGCCACGGCAGGGGCGACCGCCAGGGCTGCGAGCAGCGTGGCCGCCACGCCGAGAGCCGATCGGGATTTCATGTTGCCATCCTAAAAGCTAGGCTTTAGGTCATGACCACAGTCTACGACGGCGGGGCCGTTGTCAACCCGGTACACGGCCAACTAGGTGCCGGGAAGCTTGACCTCTACGATTGGCTGAGACTTCGGGGCCGGATGGGAAGGACGCGCTGCGTGGAGGAGCTGACACCGCCTGGGGCACCCAGGTACGAGCAGCTCACCGAGAAGCTCCGCAAGCGCATCTTCACCGGCGACTGGCCCGACAAGGCCAGCGGCCCGTTCTTCGCCAAGGACTACGGGGTCAGCCAGCCCATAGTCCAGCGCGCGTTCGAGGCCCTGGAGCGCGAGGGGCTCGTCCAGCTCGAGTCCGGCAGGCGGACCACGGTCTTGCCCCGGCAGCGATGGCTCATCTCATTCGAGGGCAGGCTGCCACTCGACGACAAGGTGCGGGATGCGACGGTGGCGCGCGTCCGCGATGCCCTGCGAAGCGCCACCGGGGAGCAGCCGGCGATCAGCGAGGCCACCGCAGAGCGCTCTGCCATCGGTGTCGTGATCTCGATGATCGTGGAGGCAGCCGAGATCGAGGGCGCGCAGACGGCAGCCTTCCCGATCGCCAGGCGCGCGCTCGGGGACGTTCCCCGCGTGGCCTACTCGGCCCGGGAGGCGTAGCTGAGAGCACCCTGGGGTGCCTCTCAGGACGGCCCGTGCCATGGCATCCGGGCAGCTGGCAGCGTACCCTTGACGTCATGAGCGCGCAGCCAGCTGAGTCACCTCAGGACCGCCTACGGCCAGATGGCCTCCAACTGCGCGGCGAGGACGCCGTCATCATCCCGCTGGCCACGCTGACCAGGCTTGAGGCCATCGAGCGGCATGCCACGCCGGAGGAAGTCGCGGCGGCGGAGGCCGAGGAAGCCGAGATCGCCGGGGTCTACGCCGAGTACCGGCAGTACGTCGAGGGCGGACGGCAGGGCGGCAGCTCGCAGGAGGAGATCGACGCGGCACTGGCCGCCACCCGGTGA